AAGATATCCATTAATGTACTTTGATGAAAGTACAGGAACTAACAGAGCTTTGCGTTATGCAAGAAACCAAAAAAGCCCATTTGAAGATGAGCAAGATGGTAATGCTATTGTAGAACCAATTGTTTTTGAAGACGGATTCTTATCTGTTCCAAGAACAAATCCAGTACTTCAAGAGTTCTTACATTATCACCCAATGAACGGAAATAAGTTTGTTGAGGTTAATACTGAGCAAGATGCTCAGAAAGAAATGGAAGTTTTAAATAGTAGAGTAGATGCTCTTATAGAAGCTAGACAACTTGATATAGACCAAGTGGAGGCTTTATCTAGAGTATTGTTTAACACAGACACATCTCGAATTACCTCAGCAGAATTAAGAAGAGATATTCTTATATTTGCTGAACAAGAACCAGGTATGTTTTTGAAAGCTGTTAAAGACCCTACATTAAAACTCAACTCTAAAATAAAAGAGTTTTTTAATCATAAGGTATTAATATTCAAGAATAACAAGAAAGACGTATATTTTAATACTGACAAGAACAAAAAGAGAATGCTTAATATTCCTTTTGGGGAAGATGCTTACTATGTGATTGCAAGCTATCTTCAATCTGATGAGGGTATTGAAGTGTTAAAGTTTCTTGAAAAGAACTTGGATAATAAAAAATAATTTATATTTTTGCAAAGTACTTCATAATAATAGATGGAGCTGATAACTCCAACCAATCAAGAAAGAGGCTGTAGAAATGCAACCTCTTTTTTTTTGCTTATCTTTGTAGTAAATAAATTAACAGATGAGCATAATAAATTCAGTACGAGAAACTGTACTGTCGGTTCTTAATAAAAACAACTATGGATATATAACTCCTAGTGATTTTAATTTATATGCCAAGCAAGCGCAGCTAGATATTTTTGAGGATTACTTCTATCAGTATAATTATCAAATAACTAAGGAGAATGCTAGGCAATCAGGAGTGGGATTGGCAGATATTAAAAAAGTATACGATGAGGCTATTAATATATTCTCGGAGCAAGAGTCTCTTGCGCCAGTTTATCTTAACGGAGCTAATGAGGTAATTATTTCTCCATCAGCTACTTCTACTTATAGTGTTCCTACTACAGCCACGACAGGCTCGAATTATTATTTGATAAATAAGGTTTTATTACTTACAAAATATTTAGTTGNNTTTAGTTGCTAATAGTACTAACACGTTAGCTAGTGTAAATGAATTAGTTGACAACACTCAAAACTTTTTTACTGCTGGTGTACAGCCAGGAGATGTTGTAGTTAATTTAAGCACTGCACAAACAACAAATGTAAGATATCTAAATCCATCAAATACAGATACATTAATACTAGAGGCCGATATATTTTTAAATGCAGGAGATTCATATACAGTTTTAAGTGCTAGACAAGGTGTGAATGAATGTGAGAAAGTCACCAATAAAAAGATTACACAGCTTAATATGTCCAACTTAACTAAACCTACAGAGTTATTCCCAGCTTATTCTCAAAATGGTGAGATTATACAGGTATATCCTGAGAACTTTCAGTGGGGTGCAACTGTAGTTAATTCTGGTGAAACGACAGCTGGCAGAATATTATGTCAATATATTAGATATCCTAGAGACCCTAAGTGGACTTATGCTAATTTAGTTGGAGGTGAACCATCGTTTAATCAATCAGATGCTTTGTATCAAGACTTTGAGTTGCCTTTAGAAGATGAACCAACATTAGTAAATAAAATATTACAATATGCTGGTATGTCGATTAGAGAAGTTCAAGCTATTCAGTTTGGGCAATCAATGGATATTAGAGAAGAACAAAATCAGAAATAATGGCATACTTAACAGAATATCAATATTACGAAAACAATGGAAATGCTCCTGAAGATGCTAACTGGGGGTCATATCAATATGTAAGCTTATACGACATTGTCAATAATTTTATGTTAATGTATGCTGGCAACCATAGTTTAATTAACAATGAAGAAAGGTATAGAATTTTGTTTCATGCAAAGAGAGCTATACAGGAACTAAATTATGATGCATTCAAAGAGCTTAAGGTTTTGGAACTAGACGTGTGTGATACATTACGTTACGTTTTACCTCCAGACTATGTAAATTGGGTAAGAATATCTTTATATAAAGATGGTGTTCTTAGACCACTTACAGAAAACATTCAAACAAATTGGAGTGACGCATATCTTCAAGACAATAATTGTAGAATATTATTTGACCATGATGGAAACATTTTAAAGCCGTCTACATCAACGATTGACCTACAAAGGATAGAGGGTACTAAGAAAAGTATTTACCTCAATGAGCAAAGCCCTTACAATAATAGAGAGGGGTATTGTGTAGATGGTGATTGGTATTTTGATTATGGTATAGGAGCTCAGTATGGATTAAATACTGAAACTGCAAACTTCAATCCAACGTTTAAAATAAATAAAAAAGCTGGAGTTATAAACTTTAGTTCAGATATGGCAGGTGAGTTGTGTATTCTGGAATATGTTTCAGATGGCATGGAAGCTGGAGATGACTCTCAAATAAGTGTCAATAAATTATTTGAAGAATATGTTTATGCTTACATTCAGTTTGCTATATTGAATGCTAAGTTTGGTGTACAAGAATATGTTGTTGCTAGAGCAAGAAAAAGAAGCTCTGCGTTACTAAGAAACGCTAAGCTTAGAATTAGTAATATACATCCAGGTCGTTTGATACAGAACATCAGAGGAATGGATAAGTGGATAAAGTAAGATGGCGGAAACTACTAGAAATTTTATTGCAGGTCGCATGAATAAAAGCGTTGATGAACGCTTGATACCTAATGGAGAGTATGTTGATGCGATGAACATTAGACTTGGTTCTACTGAAGAATCTGAAGTTGGTTCAGTTGAAAACACAAGAGGTAATCAACAGTTAACTTCTTTGAGTTATAATGGAGCTCCTTTAAGTTCACAAGCAAAATGTATTGGTGCTTATGAAGATGGTCAGAGAGAAACATTATATTGGTTTGTCCATGACCCTGCACATTCTGTAGGCGGTATAGTAGATTTAGTTGTATCATATAATGTTCAATTAAACTTGCTAACGTATCATGTTGTTACAGCTGATGCTGTACAAACTGTATTGAACTTCAATGAAGATTTTCTAATAACAGGTGTAAACAGAGTTGAGGATTTATTATTCTGGACTGACAACTACAACCAACCTAGGTTTATAAACATTACTAGAAACTACGACCCTAACTCACCTGATTTAGAGGAGCAACTATTGGTGATTAAAAAACCACCTGTTGCAGCTCCATCATTTGAACTAACAAACTTATCTGGTGAAGAAAATTTTATAGAAGAAAGATTTATAACATTTGCTTACAGATACAGATATGAAGATGGTGAGTATTCTGCTTTATCACAATTTACAGAGCCAGCTTTTGTGCCTAAAGGATTTGATTATAAAATAGAATCAGGTCTGAATGAGGGAATGACAAACGCATTCAATAATGTAAAAGTTACTTATAACAGTGGAGGTCCTTTGGTAAAAGCTGTAGAAGTTGTTTTTGCTCAAACCACATCTAGTGTTATAAAATCAATAGAGATATTTGACAAACAAAATCTTGGATATGCCGATAATACAGATTACACTTTAAGTTTTAATAACAGTAAAATATATACTGTTTTAAACCCAACACAGCTAGTTAGGCTATTTGATAACGTTCCTTTAAAAGCTCAAGCTCAAACAATAATGGGTAATAGATTAATCTATGGTAATTATGTAGATGGGTATGACTTGTTAGATTTAAACACAAATCCTATTCGTCTTGAATATTATTGTCAACTTTTATCTGAAGATATAGGAGCTGATGAATTTGCTGATAGGTCTGATTCTTTTACATATAATATTGATGGAAGTCAAAACATTGTAAACGCTGCAGTATTTTTTGATTTAGGTGATTTAGAATTAAAAGCTGGTTCGTCTTTTACTTTTGAAATCAGATACACTCATTCTCAGTTTTCAGGACAAGCACCTTTTCCATCTCAACAGTCTTTAAATCTAGAACTTGAATTTACTTACTTACTTCCTATAGATTTTGCAAGTGTTTATGAGTTATCTCAAAACCCTCAGTTTGTGGAGTTGATAGGAACAGCAGGAAATATACTTCCAGTGTACGACCCAGTACCAGGAAATGAAACTTCTTGTGATGGAACAACAATAACTGATGAATGGAATTGCTCTATTCCAAATACGCTTGATGCATTAATAAAATTTGAAAGTGGAATTACAGCAGCTGGACAACCTATAGAAATGATTTCTAGTCCAGGCAGTACAGAGATTGGCTTTGTTGTACCAGCAATGAGATTTGTAGATGATTTAACTACACCCACTCAGAGTGTTTATGAATATTATACTGTTTCGTTTGCAGAGGGTACTTATTTAGGTATTGGAAATCCTAAAAGCTTACACAGTGATAGAGACTATGAAATAGGTATTATTTATATGGACGAATTTAATCGTTCATCAACAGCTCTTGTAAGCCCTAACAATACTGTTCACGTAGGTTGCTCTGCTGCATCTCTTCAGAATACAATACAGGTAACTATTCCCCCATCGCAAGTAGCTCCAGCTTGGGCTGACCGATATAAGCTTTGTATAAAACCAGATTTTGAGGATTACAACACAGTTTATTCAAACATATTTTTTGATGAGGTAGGAACTGCAGCAACACAGTTTTTGTTAGAGGGAGAAAACGCTAGAAAAGTTGAAGAGGGAGATAGGCTTAGAGTAAAGGCTGATACTAATGGGCCGACTAGAAGATGTCAATACGCTACTGTTTTACAGAAAGCAGCTCAGACAGAAGACTTCATGAAACCTCCACCAGTAGACTCTAATGGTACAACAATTCCTGTTCCAGCAG